TATTTGATAAGGAAAAAAATAATTATGACTGCAACAGCTACAACAGCAATTCTAGTTTTCTTGTTCCAGCCATTCCAGTAAGCTTTAATTTTATCTAGCATTTATTCGCCTCCTATTATCTGTCGCTTGGTGGAAAATTAATCCAAACGTCATTCCAAAAATCCTTATAAAATTTCTGTAATTGCTCAGTGTATTTTTCAACACCAGCTTTCCAGTCTTTATAAGTTGGTAGTTCTAATTTAAAATTGAACATCGTTACCTCCTTTGTTATTATTTAATTCCATTAATAATTCTCACAACTTTCATCGCTTTATTTATTTGATCAAAGTTAGGATTATTTTTACCGTCAAAGGAAGTGACGTTTTGCATTAAAATTAACGCAATAATTAGGTTCATCATATTTTATTTGCCAGCACCTCTATTCCTTGATCTCATAGGAATACGTTTTGAATAACTCTTGGCGTGTCTGCCTGGTCTTTTTATTGACGTTTTTTTAATATGTTTGTAGCCACCATATTTAGGCTTTGCCATTTTTTCGATTACGAACTAAATCCATTCCTGGTTTCAATCCGTATATAGATCCAAAGATTCCAAGTATGAGCCATTTATAAAATTCTGGAAAATTATTGAAGTAATGAAAAAACAAATCTAATTTTTCTTTAGCTTGATCATCTCCAGAGAAGATAGACCAGGCTAGAATTACGATTGGCAATATGACAATAAGTAAAACTATATCGTCTTTAATTCCTTGATCGTTAGACTTTAATACTTGAGCTTTATATTCCAGCTCTCCAGCAGCCATCTTAGCCATTTGATTTTTAGCCGCTAAACTTTCAAGCTGTTTTGTTTCTTGTCTATTTTTATAAACTTCGGCTCCAGTTTTGAGAGCCATTTTTGCTAATCCGAACCATATCATAATTAAATTTTCCTGTTGCTTTGTATAAGCTGCACGTGCCTACAAAATAAAAGATTAAAAAGAATATAAATATTTTCAAGTATTTCAATAAACCCAAGAGTTAGGTCTCATTTCGAAACCATCCTCTGATCCGAGTAAATCAATGTGAATGAAACTTTTTGATATTCCTAAACCTGTAACTTTATTGGTAAAGTAATCAATGAATCGTTTTCGTTCTTGACCGTTTGTTACAAATAAATCTATTGCTTTGCCTGTCGTGTGTGGTCCATTTTTTCCAGTTTTGGAAATATTATAGTTATGTTCTGGACAACGATAACCAGAGGATACAACTATTGGACCAAGTTCATTCCTGGCTTCTTGTAATAGATTCATCAAATCAGTATCAATTTTTAATTCTTTGCAATGACTACAGCTTAGTTCTTTTGGCTTGAAGTTTTCCCAGCTCTCGTTCCAATCGCCAGGTTCTCTTATTAAGATTGACATAGAAATTTTTAACTCCTAGTTTTTTCTGTAATGCTGTTAATTTTCTAGCTTTGTGTGATCGTTCTCTATCGGATTTGGCATCATAGAAAGTAACCTCGCCACTCTTTATATTAACGGTAATTATATCTATTGGTCCAATTCCAAATGTATTACTGAAAATTAAATGTTCATCATCCAACAATTCAAGCATTGCTTCTAAGTGAGCTGCAATACCTTTGTTGTAATACTTCACTTAAAATTGAAATAACCTAATACACCTATAACTAAAGCGCCTAACGCCATTAACACAGCTACTCCGCCTTTTCCTTTGGAAACATCTTCGGTAAGTTTGGAAACTTTTTTATTAAGATCTTCAATAGACCGAACTAATTGCCTCATTCGTTCTGCACATAGCTTTTCATGTGAAGATAAACGATAACCTATTCCAATAGCAGCAACGCTGCTTTTCTTTTTAGCCATAGTTAAATCCTTGTTGAAATTTAATTAAAAATTATTCTGGTTTTGTTGGATAGGTAACACTCTCAACATCTTCAACAGTTGATAAGCCACTTGGCAAATCTCTTAATGCTTGTCGGTAAGTAGTCATATCTTCTGATATGGTTACATCTGACAAAGCATAGAAATCCGTTGCCGATAAAAGTTGAGTTCTTCGTTGCCTTAAATCTGCAATCTTACGATCAAAAGCACCAGCTTCCCAAGCCGCTTCTTCTGCATCTCTTGCAGTTTCTTCAGCTTCTGTGAACTGAACCTTGTTTCCGTTTATGTTATGAAATCTTGGCATTTTTTTATATATCTCCTTTTTAATTAGTTATTAACCTATTCCAAATAATTTTATTTTTCCTGAATCTATATCGCCTGATGCAAATTTAAACTGAATTGCATCTACGGCACTTGTAGTATTTCCGTAACCAGCCACAAAATCTTGTCTTGATGAACCATTACCTATCATATTTTGTACATTTGAAATAAAATGTTTGACAAATGTTGTATTAGATGGATCAAATAAGTGTAAAGTTCCTGAACAAGATGAATCATTATCATCACCAACTGATCCTGTAAGAATTTGAAAATCTGTAGATTCTGCTAAATCAGAACCTGTTTTATAATCCAAACTTGTTGTACTATCATCTTCAGGATGCCAAGCTCTAAAAAGAGTAGTCGTTTTAGTTACATTATAATTTGATCCACCATCAATACTTAAATTAAAAGAAAATGATACATTGTGAGTTTCTGGGTGCATATTATAAAACTTAAAAATATACTCATCATAAGTACTGTCTAAAACTACGTCACTAGCTCCATCAACAAAGCTAATAGTTGCATCAGAAGAAGCGGTTATTGTCTTAATTAAAGTCCAAGCACCACCACCAGCCGCCGCTTCAAAAGCTGGAGGTTGTCCAGCACCAGCAGAAGTTAAAACCTGTCCATCATCACCAGTTGCTATCGCTACTGGATCGCCGCTTGCATCGTATGAAATTATATTACCATCAGTTCCTCCAGCCATGTATGCCAAAGTAACTGCATTGTCTTTAATGGAAACCGCTCCTGAGCTAACATCAAAATCTGATGAATCAAAAGATGCAATACCTTTATTGGATGTATCGGCATCGCTTCCAGCGATTGTTACTGTATCTGTCGCTCCACCAGTTGTTGTTATTCCAGTACCAGCCGCAATCGTTAAAGTATTTCCATCGGTTAAAGTTTGATTTGATCCTGACGTTCCAGCCAAAGTTAAACTCGACATTGATCCAGAACCATCTTCTCCACTATATTGAAAGTGAACGCCAACTCCATCGCCATCTGAAAATGAACCAGAACTAACAACGTGAGTAACTGGTACTTTTGAATATCCTGTAGCATCTGTAACACTTCCACTTACTTTGAAAACTGCATACGTTGATGCTGTTCCTTCTTTAGTTATAGTTACAATTCCTTTTGCTGTTGAGTTAGTTACAACATCCCAAGTGTCTACATAAGGCTGTATATTTGCTGATGCGTCATCAGCATCATCGACGTATAACACAGTTGCACTTGCTATCGTTGCGTGATTCCATGCAATTTTTCCAGCTCCATTGTCTGCATCGGCTGTTGAATTATCCCAAGTCATAGAGAGTTGAGAGTTTGTTCCACTTGCTCCTGTTGAACCAGTCGATCCTGTGCTTCCAGTTGAACCAGTTGATCCTGTATCGCCTTTTAATCCTGTTCTTGTAAAGTGAACGGATAATTCGTCTGCTGCTGAAAAAGTATTGTTTGATGCTAAATGAACAACGGTAATTTTATTATATCCGCTTTGATCAGAAACAGCCGCAGTGATTTTAAATCTTGCATACGTTGTTATGTCATTAATATCTGTAATGTGCAGATAGCCTTTAATTGTAGAAGTTGATCCTCCCCAAGTCTGAACATCTGCTGCTGTTGATCCTCCATCAGCATCGGCATCATCTATATAAATTTCTGTAACAGAAGCATAGGTACCGTGATTCAGGCGTAAATCTCCTGATCCTGGATCTGCGTCTGTCGTACTTGTATCAAACGTATATCTGTATCCTGGAATTGCTCCATCTTCTCCAGAAGGAGTAAAGGATAGAAAAACTTTATCTTCATCCGTTAAGGATCCAGCGCCATCAATAAATGTTAATGGAATTTTTGTATAACCTGTGGCATCTGTAACCGCTGCATTAACACGATAAACATTCCAAACACCTAGATCACTTGCTTTGTGTATTTTTACTCTTCCTCTGTTTGTTGCGTTTCCTGAAACGTCATCAAAACTTTGTACCCATGCGGATACATCTGTTGCGTTATATTCAAGATCATCAACATACATATTGGTTGCGGAACTTGGCGTAGCGTTATCCAAACGGAGAAAGCCTCCACCTGGATCACTATCTGTTGTAG